GTATGATTCACAGGGATCAAAAGAAGAGAGCTAAGTGGACTAACGATCAGATATTAGTAGACCATCCTTCACGTAAGAATGAGCTAGTACGAGATCCCTCCATTAAGGCTGTAGGTCTTACTGGCTCTATCACTGGATTCCATGCTAATTTTATGTGGCTTGATGACATGGTAGAGCCTAACAACGCATACACTGAGACAGGACGAGCAGATGTACGAGCACGATATTCACAGTTAGCATCTATTGAAACTACAGGTAGTAGGTCTATTGTAGTAGGAACTAAGTATCATCCTGCTGATCTATACTCAGACTTGAAGAATATAGTAGAACCTATCTTAGATGAGAATGATGACATTATAGGTGAGCGTAATGTATATGAGTTCAAGGTAGAAGTTGTTGAAGAGGACGGTGTGTTCTTATGGCCTAGAGAAGCTAGAACTGACGGTAAGTTGTACGGATTCAACGCTAAGGAACTTGCACGTAAGAAAGCTAAGTATCTGGATAAGACACAGTTCTTCGCACAGTATTACCAAGAGACTAACCATGTAGATAGTCAGAGATTAAACTATTCTAACTTCCAGTATTACGATGCTAGACATATTAAGATGGAAGGTGGAGTGTGGACATTCAAAGGAGAGAAGCTAAATGTATACGCAGCAATCGACTTCGCGTTCACGCTCAGCAAGCGGTCGGATTTTACTGCTCTTGTCGTGGTTGGTATTGATTGTGATGGCAACATTTATGTTCTTGACATTGATCGTTTTAAAACTGATAAGATTCAAGGACTATATGACAGGGTTGCTGAGTACCATAGTAAATGGCATTTCAAGAAACTAAGAGCTGAAGTTAACGCAGCACAGGGTATGATTGCTAATGACTTGAAGGATAGACTTAAGAGAGAAGGTCTTAGACTTTCAATAGATACTCACTCACCATCGACTAAGAAAGAAGAACGAATAGCAGCAGTGTTAGAGCCTAGATATGAGAACGGAGCTATATGGCATCTTGAAGGTGGCTATACTCCTGTACTAGAAGAGGAATTAATATTAGCTCGACCTGCACATGATGACGTAAAAGATGCACTAGCTTCAGTAGTAGAGATTGCACGTGCGCCATTACAATCACGATCAGTTGCTAAGCAGTCTAATGTAATTGGACTATATAATAATCGCTTCGGGGGAGTAGCCCACTAATGACAGGTAACGTACTAGACCTAAAAGGTTTATCTAAACAAGAAGAGCTTGCTAAGTCAATAACTCTTAACTATACAAACTGGCGTACACAGCGTCAACCGTGGGAGCGAGAGTGTAAGGAGGTGCGTGATTATATATTCGCAACAGATACTTCATCTACTTCTAATGCGGAACTTCCTTGGAAGAACTCCACTACAGTTCCTAAGTTAACTCAGATTAGAGACTTACTTCATTCTAATTACATAGCTACTTTATTCCCAAATGATCAGTGGTTACAGTGGGAAGCTTATGATGATTCTGCAGAGAACAAAGAGAAGCGAGAGCTGATTGAAGCTTACATCGCTACTAAGTGTAGACAGTCAGGCTTTGAAGAAACTATGTCCGATGCACTATTAGATTGGATTGACACTGGCGTATGTATCACTGATGTAGAGTGGGTACATGAATACACAATTCACCCTGTAACAGAGGAGAAGGTTACTTCCTATGTAGGGCCTAGAGCTAAGCGAGTAAGACCTAACTCTATTGTATTTAATCCTACTGCTTCAGATTGGAATCACACTCCTAAGATTACTCGTATCCTTAAGACAGTGGGTGAGCTTATGTTTGATGCTCATAACAATCCATCACTTAAGTATAGTCAAGATGCCCTTGATCATGCTATGCATGTACGTAAGCAGGTTACAGGATTAGATCTAAACGATAAAGATATTAATGCAGCTTACAATGTAGATGGCTTTGGCTCTCTATCTGAATACTACGGAAGTGGTATGATTGAGATCTTAGAGGCTGAAGGTAACTTCTATGATGCAGAGACAGGTGAGTTCCTACAAGACCATATCATTACAATCATTGATCGAAGTGTTGTACTTCGTAAAGAAGCAAACCCTTCATGGTTAGGTAGTGGATATAAGCAGATGTCTTCATGGCGCAAGCGTCCAGATAATCTGTATGGTATGGGGCCACTTGCTAACCTAGTAGGTATGCAGTATCGCATTGACCATCTTGAAAACCTTAAAGCTGACCTTATGGACTTGACAGCTTTCCCTCCTGTAATTATTCAAGGAGAGGTAGACGAGTTTAAATGGCAACCACTTGAACAGATTCGTATGGACGAAGGTGCTAACGTATCAATGTTACAGGTAGATACCAATGCACTTAATGCAGACATGCAGATTGCTACAATAGAACGAAGAATGGAAGAGTTAGTTGGAGCACCTAAAGAAGCTATGGGTATCCGTAGTCAAGGTGAGAAGACTATGTTTGAAGTAGCTAGTCTACAGAATGCTTCCAGTCGTATGTTCCAGACACGCCTACGTCAGTTTGAGAAGGAAGTCATAGAGCCTACATTGAATGGAATGCTTGAGATGTCCAAGCGTATGATGACTACTGAAGAGCTTGCTCTCGTACTAGATGATGAAGTAGGAGCTGAGCGATTCGTAACAATCACTAAGAAAGATTTACAACAGAAAGGTAAGCTACGTCCTATTGGCTCTCGTCACTTCGCTATGCAAGCACAGCTAGTGCAGAACTTAACTCAGCTATCTAACACTAGAATATGGGAAGAGACTAAGCAGCATAGAAGCTCTAAGAAGCTTGCAGTAATGATTGAAGACCTATTAGGAATTAAGAGATTCGGACTTTATTCTGATAACATTGCTATATTTGAAGCTCAAGATACTCAACGATTAGCAGGGACAGCAGAGGAAGAGTTAGCTATTGAAAATGAATTACCTTCAGAGGACTTAATGTAATGTTGAAATGGAAAACTGTATGGCAAGATGGAAAGGAAATCACTCCTGAGCTAAGGAAACAATTAAGTGAGTCCAGAGCTGTCCTTGAAAAGCTAACATCTATACTTGAAAGTAAGTTGAAGGCTAATCAAACAACTCAATTATCTAAAACTAACTACGATAAAACAAGTTGGGCACTAGAACAAGCTGACTTTATAGGTACACAACGTACATTAAATGAATTAATTAGTATAATTACACCTACTATTGTAAATAAAGATTGACAATTAAAGTTTTTTATGGTATACTCGACACTTATAGTAAACATTAATAAACAAGAGGTAACACAATATGCCTGACCAAGGTGATATTTTCACAACAGAAACTCAACCAACACAGAATCCAACTCCTCAAGGTGGCAATCAAGTAGAAGACCTTCTAGCTTCGATGAAACATGAGGATGGCTCACTAAAGTACAAGTCAGTGGAGGATGCACTAAAAGCAATGCCCCATGCACAGAGTCACATCGCACAGTTAGAAGCTGAGAACGCGCAACTCAAAGCTTCTTCTAGTCAGACTCAGGAGCAGTTGTCTAAGATCCAATCCATTGAGGCTACTTTAGAAAAGCTCGCACAATCCCGATCAGATAACCAATCTGGAAGTGGTGTTGACGAGCAAACACTTGCTGCATTAGTAGCAGAACTAGTTGACAAAGACCTAACTTCTAAAAAGAGTAAAGAAACTATTTCAGCTAATATGAATCAAGTGGCATCAGGTCTGAAAGAAAGATTCGGAGAAGGTGCAAAGGAAGCTTATCAAGCTAAAGCTAAAGAACTAAACATGACCGTGGAAGAACTTAATGCTTTAGGTGCTAAGAGTCCTAATGCTGTAATGGCATTCTTTGGTAAAGGTACTGCAGGTGCTCCATCTAAATCCTCTGCAGGATCAGTAAACCCAGAAGGCTATCAGCAAAGTCAACCAACCTTTGGTCGTAATCCAATGTATGTAGGATCTAGCACAAAAGATCTTCTAGCATTTTGGAACGATTCACTACCACAATAATATCGGAGAGCTAACTTATGTCAGCACAAGACAACACAAACTCAAGTATTGCGATTAAACAAGTCCAATACTCTAACTTCATTCTGAAGGCATTGCCAGACTTTGATTTGCCATCAGGTTTCTATCGTGACATCACAGATATGGAAGGCGAGACTCTGGAAATTCCAGTAGTCGGTACTGTAGAAATGCAGGACGTATCAGATGATGTTCCATTAACATTTAACGCTATTGATTCTGGTCGTATCCAGATGTACATCACTGAGCAAGAAGGTGATGCATGGGCAGTTAAAGATAAACTAAAGCAAGATGGTTTCTTAGTTGATCAGCTTATGGCTGCTCGTGCTACTGAATCTGTTATGGGCTTGGCTCGCGTTAAGGAAACTAAGTTCCTTTCTGCAGCTGCTTTTGCACAGGTTGTCTCTGACCCTAACATCATTAACGAAGCTCGTCACCGTATCGTTGGTTCAGGTACAGATTACACTATTGAACTAGAAGACTTCGCATATCTTTCTTATGCGTTTGACGTTGCTAACGTCCGAGCTGGTGGTCGTGTCGCTATCGTTCACCCTTCAATGGTTATGAAGCTCAACCGTCTAGTAGGCGCTAATGCTTTCAAGACTATGCCTGAGTTCTCTAACTTAATGACTGAAGGCTTTGCCCAAGATCACCGCTTTGTTGCGAACATCTTCGGTTGGGACATCTATGTTTCTAACATGCTTCCACGATTGACTGTAGCTGAAACTGCATCTACCTTTGAAGGTACTGTAGGCGCTGCTACTGCTGCTGTTGGTTTCGTAGCTAACGTGTTCATGTCTGTTGCAGATGATCAGCATAAGCCTATGATGCACGCATTACGTCTAGCTCCTACTGTTGAAGCATGGCGTGACAGTACAGAACGCGCTGATAAATATCAGACTATTACACGTTACGGCTTCGGTTGTCAGCGTACTGATACATTGGCAGTCGTTTTGACTGACCCAACTAAATTCACAGTTTAAGGAGTAACGTATGACTTTAGAATATGATGCAAACGTGTTGCCTGTACAGCGTAAATACGGCCCACAAAAAACTAGTAAGAAGTTCGGTGGTGTCTATGGCACTAAAGATGGTTATCTACAAGCTGAATGGGTATTCGATGCAACGGATTCCCCTGCTGCTGCAGTAACTAATCTTGAACAGAAACTTCCTGCTAATGCAGTTATTATGACATTGCATGTGGAAGTAGTAGAAGCAGTTACATTCTCTTCAGGTGCAGACCGTACTGGTATGACAGTACAGAACGTAATTGGAGATATTGATACTACTGCTGAAGCTGTAGGTATTACTGCAGGTACTTTCTTTAAATCTGCCGTCTCCTCTGGCACTGTTGGTACTTCTGCTGCCGAGCTAGTTTCTACACTAGCTGCTACTGGCGGTTCTACAGGTACTATCGCAGGTGGTAAGCTTCGCGTATTGGTTGAGTTTCTTAACCGTAGCTAAGTAAACGATGGGGGCGCAATGCCCCCTTCTTCCTTCCCTTAAGGAGATTTATATGGCAGAACATTCGACATTACCAGAGGCTCAATTACACAATCCTAAAGGATTCTCCACTGCAGCTTCTTCAACTATACTATGGAAGAATGGATCTGGCACTCTATCATGGTCAACTCCTACATCTATTTTAGCTACTGGCATAACTGATACAAGGAAAGCATTAATCTCAGATGGTTCTGGTGGTGCTGCTTGGCAGTATCCAATGATTCATGGTGGAGTCTATTACCCTAGTGTACCTACGCCTGTAACTATTACAGGAAGTGGTGCTGCTGATGTATTAATTAGTAATCATGACATTACAACAGGCGTAGCTGGTACTCCATTCATAACTACTACTTCTACAGTAGGATCCCATTCTGAATTTACAATGGGTACAGATGGTACAATTACATACACAGGTTCACTAACTAGGCATTTCCATATAGCTATCACAGTCTCATGTTCCACTTCTGCTCCCACTAGCAAAACTGATACAGTTAAGTGTATTATGTATCATCAAGATTCTAGCGCAGGTGTAGCATGGTTGCCTATCATTCATTCAGATATTAGAATGACTGCAAGTAAAGATTTACGTAGTAGCACAGCTATCCATGCTGACATTATGATGAATGCAGGTGATAAAATTACTATCGCACTACAGAATATTACAGACGTACATGACATTAAAATAAATACTTTTTATATGTTTGCAATGGGAATGGTAGGGGTATAATATGGCAAAGATGAATCTATTAAGTATAGTTCAAAAGGTTGCTATTGCTTTAGGTAGTGATGAAGTAAGTTCAATCGACTCTACTCCCGACTCGAGGGACATTGCTTCTATTGCAGAAGACGTATACTATGAATTAATGGCTAAGCGTGACTGGCCTCACATGACAGCATTAACT